ATTGATGACTTCGTTAAAAAGTTGGAACCAGCCATGAAGACGGAAGAACCAAAGGCGACCACCGAGGTAAATTCTGGTCTAAGTGAAGAGGCTATTAAGAAGCTGCTCCAAGCGCAACTGAACGAGCGTGAGACTCTCTCACAGCAGAAACAAAACTTGGACACAGTTATTAAAAGTCTGTCAGATAAACACGGCGATAAAGCTGCCGAGTTTATTAGAACGCGGGCAAAGGAACTAAACACCACACCTGATCAACTAAAAGAGTTGGCTAAATCCAACCCTGCATTAGTAATGCAAGCTTTGGGTGGTGACAAGTCTCCGAGTACCGCACCTTCACAGTCTTCGATTAATATGAATACGTCCCCTCGTAATGACAACCCTATGCCCAAATGGGAAAAGGGAGCTGCACAAGGTGGACTAACTGATCGCCAACTGGCGGAACGGTTTCGTGAGTCGAAGGCCTATACCAACAAAAGACTTGGAATGGAATAAGACATGACCCAACTTACGTCTAACACACGTTCGTTTATCGAGGCGGAGCAGTATTCTGACTTCATCTTGATGAACATGCATGATGGTCTGTTGCCTGATACGTTTTACCGTAACATCGCAGACTTCATGGTAGGGGATACCCTGCACATTAAAACCATCGGCTCTGTCACTCTGCAAGAGAGTGAAGAAGATGTACCGCTGGTCTACAACCCAATTGAAACTGGTGAAATCACCTTCGCAATCACTGAGTATATCGGTGACGCATGGAAAGTCTCTGACGACCTGCGTGAAGATGGTTCGCAAATTGAACAGTTGATGGCTGCTCGTGGTGTCGAGTCTACTCGTGCCCTGCAAGAGCGTTTTGAAACTGACTTCTTGGCAACCGCTGCTGCGCCCTTTATCGCAGCTTCCTCGGGCCTGCCAATCAATGGGTTTAACCACTTCAAAGTGTCTTCGGCCACCAACGATGTATTTGACCTTGACTATCTGGTTGATATGCGTCTGGCAGCAGATAAAGCAAACGTACCTACAGTTGGTCGTATCTTTATCGTTGACCCGGTTGTTGAAGCAACTCTGAACAAGCTGGTTTCCATCACCAATGATGTTACGCAATTCGCACATGACATCTTGAAGAATGGTCTGGCTTCGGGTATGCGCTTCATCTCTAACTGGTTTGGATGGGACATCATGACCTCCAACCGTTTGGCGACTGGTGCAGCTAACGATGGTACAGACACAATTGCAGATGCCGTGTTTAACATTGGTATGTGTATTCTGGACGACCAGTGCAAGCCAGTGATGGGTGCATGGCGTCGTATGCCCAAAGTTGAAGGCGAGCGTGACTTTGAACGTCGTGCGGACAAGTTCCACACAACTTCTCGTTACGGCTTCGGTATTCAGCGTCAGGATACTCTGTTCTGTGTTGCAACCTCGCGTACAGCAACCGCTTAAGGAGAAAATCTGATGGGTTTTGAAACAAGCAAGTTCGGCTATGACTCGAACATCGTAACCACAGTGAGCAATCATTATGGTCAACGTGAAGTAAAAGGTTCCACGGGTGTTATGAACACCGCTGGTGCTATGAATGAACTGGTAATTGACCTTGATGCAAGCATGGTGACTGCCGCAGCCTTCCCGCTGCTCGCACCTAAGCTTCCTGCAAAGGCAATTATCGAAGATGTGTATATGGAAGTGACTGAGGCATTCGTTGTCTCCGGTACTACTCCTGCCATTGAAATTGGTACGGAAGGTTCGGAAGCAACTAACGGCTTCACCATTACAGAAGCACAGGCTGAGGCTGTAGGTACTTATGACCTGACAAGCGCCCTCTCGGGTACTTGGGCCGCAGGACTGGCAGCCGAGCCCACTGTTGGTATCGCAATGTCCGGTTCGGGTAGCCCCGCCGTTACTTCGGTTGGTAAAGCTCGCCTCGTAATTCGTTACGCTCGCGTATAAGCAGACCAAGAGGGAGGGAGTTCTGCTCTCTCCCTTTTTTCTTATTAGGAGAATGACATGCCCGCACATAGTGCATTGACCGGAACAGACCTGCATGAGCCGAAGGGTGTGGCAGCAGCAGATGCAGGAGACGTTTACGTTGCCGACGGAGCTGGCTCTGGCTCTTGGGAACCTGCATTTAAATATGCCAGCCTTGAGACAGTAGAGACCGACACACTGAGTGTTGGCACCATTGGTACAACCGCCGTAACACTAGCCTTTGCCAGTGATGGAGCATCTAACGGAGTTGCAGCAGACGCTGCTAACAACCGACTGACCCTCACCGAAGCAGGCACCTATCTAATTACCTTTTCCATCTCATTCGCTACAGCGGCTGGCGCAGATGCTGGCTTGTATGAGTTTAAGCTTATGGATGATGGGGTGGCCACAGGTCATGCTTGTGCCACATACATGTCGGGAACAACCGACACAAGTTCAACTAACATGTCTGCCCTAATTACAGTTGGAGCAGGATCGCACCTAACTGTAGAAGTTGAGAGCGACAATGGTTCGGACACAGACGATATCAATGTGTACGCCTCCACTCTCATTGCAATGAAGGTGTAAACATGGCTAAGAAAACACTCCTAGAATTGACACAAGCCATCCTTGAGGATTTGACAGGGGACGAAGTTAACAGCATTAACGACACAGTGGAGAGTGAACAAGTAGCTGGGCATGTACGTAAAGCGTATGAAGCCATTATCAGCCACACCACTTGGCCTCACACACGTCGAGCTGTTGTCCTAGTCCCCCGTAGCGACAGTGACTTTCCTACGCACGTCACAGCGGCTACAAACCTTAAAGAGCTGACCTCTATTCGTTATAACAAAGCTAAGCTTGGAGAGACACGCCTAAACTACCAAGAGGTAGAATACTTAGAGCATGATCAATTTCTCGTCAAGATTAACAAACGAGATAACACACAATCAAATGTAGACATCATCACAGACGACAGTGGTATTCAGCTCCTCATTATGAATGATAAGGCCCCTGACTACTACACAAGCTTTGATGATGTTAATATAATCTTTGACTCCTACGACAGTGCAGTTGACACCACTATCCAACAGAGCAAGCTCCAAGCGGTAGGGTACATTATGCCCGAGTTCTTGATGGAAGACAGCTTCATCCCTGACCTTCCCCCAGATGCTTTCTCGTTGTTGTTGGAAGAGAGTACGTCACGTTGTCAGTTTAAGATGCGTCAGTTCCAAGACATTAAGTCTGAGAACGAGAGTAAGAAACAATCTAACTGGCTCAGCCGTAAGGCTTGGGTTGTAGATGGGGGTATCAAATACCCTAACTACGGGAGAAAAAGATGAAAGAGAACGTAAGAGAATACAGAGGGTATAACATTGTCCCCGAAGGGACATTCCCTACATTGGTCGTTAAGGCCAAAGGTCAGGGCATGGTGCCTAAAGCATTAAGCGGATCGTTCACAAATACATACAATGTTGAGAAGGCCATTGACGGCTACTTGAACAGTTTGCGTACAAAGGGGAAGAAGAATGGCTCGACAAAGGATAGCGTTACAAGTTAACCAATTTGTTGGTGGTTTTAACACCGAAGCCAACCCCCTTAACTTTCCCCCTAATGCTAGTGTTGACGAAGAGAACATGGAGCTTCAACCAAACGGTAGCCGTAAGCGGCGTAACGGTTTTGATGTTGAAGAAGATTATGTTGAGGTTGATACTGGACAAGAGCTACAGAGTGATATAACTCTGCACAGGAACCAAGTTAGGTGGGATAACCCCGGCGGGGATGCTGATGCGCAGCTTGTTGTTGTTCGTATCGGCTCCTTCTTGGCAATGCACGACCCTGATGTCTTGCCTCTGTCTGACTCTCTCGTGTATAGCGAAAACTTAGGTATTGCCTACGACGCTCATGTAGACATGACAGTGGTAGATGGTAAGTTGATTGTGGCTGACGGAAACCCCTCAGGTATCAACGTCTACGACTACGATGGTACCACGGTGACCAAAACACAGTCAAACCTCCTAATTCGGGACTTTTTCGGGGTGGAAAGCCCCTACACAGGCGCCTCTGAGTTAACCACTAGGCCCAGCGACCTACCCAACACACATCTGTACAACCTTCGTAATCAAACATTTGCCCTGCCAAGGGTGACGGTTACAGCAGATACAACTGCTCTGGTTGACCCTATCAATGCTTTCAAGCTTGCCATAACTGGGACCAAATACCCCTCTATGGCAGATAGTATCATTCCGCACCTGTATGCCAACACAGGCTTCACAGATAAGACAGTGGAACGGTTTCACGCAGACTCGTTGATCAAGAACCCTCCGGGCACGAATGAAGCCCCAAGGGGTTATTTCATTATCAATGCTCTGGCTCGTGGTCCTAGCCGTATTGCAGGTGGGGAAAAGCTGGATGATGAGTATAGTTTTACTGACCCATTCGACTTCACCACAGGTGATGCCCTACCAGTAGACACAACAACCACTGGAGCTACAGCAGTAGCAACCTACGGGGGTCGTGCATGGTTTGCAGGGTTTGGGTCAGAGGTTACAGACGGGGATGCTTTGTCTCCCGATCTGTCTAGCTATCTTTTGTTCAGTCAGGTTGTGCGTAGCACAGACGACATTTTCAAATGTTACCAACAGGCAGACCCAACCTCCCCAGAAGACCCAGACCTAGCTGATAGTGATGGGGGGTACATAAAAATTGACGGGGCCTATGGAATTAAAGCTCTGGTACACCTAGACTCCTCTCTCTTCGTTATCGCAGAGAATGGGGTGTGGAGAGTATCTGGTCTTGATGAGAACAGCTTCGTAGCTACTGGCTTCACCGTCAGTAAGATTACGAAGGACGGTTGTATCTCTGGGTCTTCTGTTATTGTGAATAAGTCTGCCCTAGCTTTCTGGGGGTATGATGCTATCTATGGCATCCAGCGTACTCAGACAGGGGAATGGGAAAGTGTCAACCTTACACGGGACACAATCCAAACCTTCTACGATGAGATACCTGTCCGAGAGAAAGTTGTATCGGTAGGACATTATAACGAAGATACAGACACAGCCCGTTGGTTATATGGCGGAGACCCTGATGTTAGGGAGTATGCTAAAGAGCTTCTCCTAGATTTCAGATACTCAGCCTTCACGAAGAACAAGATAACTTCGGTGACAGGTGTTGTAGGCCCTATTACAATTGGGGACAGCCAACCCCGCAGTAATGATACCAATCTTTTGGTCACTGCGTCTGGTGAAGCTGTGGTCGATGAAGAGGGAGAGAATGTTACAGTTCCTCTACTAGAAACTAACAGGGATGACTTTGAGATTGTATATTGTATACTGGTCTCAGTGTCTCCAACCCTCACCTACACCTTCGGCACTTACAACTCTACCAACACACCTAGTGACTGGGTTAGGATTGATGATGTTGGGGTCGATACTCCAGCATACCTCACAGCAGCCTCTGTAACAGGCTCTGACGCCCGGTTGAGAAAAGATGTGCCTTACCTCACAGTTTACTTTGAACGGACTGAGGCGGCCTCTCAGGACTCCTCCTGCATACTTAACACACGTTGGGACTGGACAACAGCCTCAACCGCTAAGAGGTGGAGTAGTCCAAGGGAAATTTACAGGCCCAGTAGGACAGACGCAGGTGATGCAATTGTTGTCACTCGTTCTCTTATTAGGGGTGGGGGACGAAGTGTCTCCTTCCATTTTGCCTCCTCTGAGGGGAAGACAATGCACATCAATGGTTGGGACTTCAACCTAGAGGCAGGTAAGAATGAGTGAGATTTATAAACAAACAGAAGATTATGTCTCTTGGGTTGAAGAACTCGGGGGGCATACCTTCATCCACCTAGATATACACAACCCCAAACCCTCTGTCGTCAAAGAGATAAAGGAACAGTTCCCAGCCCTCCTTGAGAAATACAAGGACGAAGGAAAAGACCTTGTCTTTGCCTG